AGTCTCTTGGGTGAGTAGGTTGTCGATATGCTCTCCTGCGGCTTCTAAGAGCTTCTGAGGCATCTTCCGCAGTTGTGCAACGGACTTACCGGAGCAAGCGGATACCCGTTCGAGGGGATTCTCTGAGATCATCATCACTTGGAGTTCACCGAGTGAGAGATCAGACCATCTGTGAGGGAGCTTGAGTTCCATGTCTTATTAACTTGTTCTTGTTGATTTCCTTACCCGATAGCATATGAACCGAAGTTGGGGTTCGTTTGATTCCATGTGATGCCATACCTCATCGCATCGATAGCGTGGTTGAAAGAGTCGACGGGTTCATTTAGTTGCTTTCCGTTCTTGTCTTCTTTCCACTTGTAGTTCCGTAGCTCTCTGATGAGGTTGACACTCCGAGAAGTGACCGCAAGCGGGCGAGAGTGGAGGAACTGTATTCCGCTTCTAACTGAGTCACGTCCTTTCCTTGCTCCGTGAGTATTGAATCCGTGAGAGTGTATCTCGTCGATGCTCTTTGGTTCAGCGCTGTCACAGATGACAACATCCGATCGATGGACTCCGTTATCTCGGAGCATTTTCGCAATATCTGAATTAGTAAGTCTCGTTGCATAGCATATCTCATCAACCGCGAATCCGTGTCCGTCGGTGTAGATTCTGACAACTGCTGTGGGGTCGTTCGTGTATCCGAAGTCGAGCCCGATGTTGAGGAGTTTGTATTCATTTGGTATTTGGTCTATTTCTTTCCAATGGGTGAAGATGGTCGCTTGTGATGCCCCTCTTTCTCCAAGTCCGTAGACCCTCCAGAAGTTCTCATCCACGTCTTTAAATCGTTCGATTTCCATGACCACACTTTCCGGAAGGAAGGGGTTGTCCTTGTACGTTGTTTGAAAGAAGTCCGCGTCTTCTCGTGGGATGACTTGTTCATATATCCAATGGAATTCGTCTGATGGGTTGAAGTCTATAATTGTTCGCTCGGTGGTTCTCAGCATAAGCTGCCGCCAATCTTCGAGACTGAGTTCGTTGGCTTCGTTTATGAAGAGTATCTCCCGCTTCCGTCCTCTGACCTTTTGCGGTTGGTCTACCGATATAAACTCTACGAGGTTGCCCCATAGCTGATAGGTGCCTTCGCTCTTGTTGTGAAGCTCTACGTTGTACACTCCCTCTTTGTTGAGGATCTCGAAGAAGTCTCTCATAGAGGTAGCACGAAGAGCAGGATATGTCTTTCGGCATATAGTGATGACCAGTCCGGTGTTCTTGTGGCAAAGCTCAATGAGAGCCGTGAGGATGGAATACGTCTTTCCTGAACGCGTCCCTCCTTGATGGACTTGGATGCGTGCCTTTGATTTCCGAACGTGGTAATATGTCGCGGGAAGGTTACTCATCTAACCATGAGAGGGGCTTCTTCTCTTGAATCTCAATCTCTTGCCGTTCAATGTACCCACGTTTTTTGCCTTTGGTCTTTAGGAAGAAGATAGTCGCTGCCGGGTTGCCTTCCTTCACGAGCTTATAGAGGTGGGATTCTGCGAAGTCGAGAACGCTGTCCGATATAGAGTCGACCGCTTTCTTATAGTCGGCATCAGCCTTCATCCAATTGTAATGACTGCCTCTATCAATGCCGACCGTCTTTGCTGCTGTCGATACAATACCGAGGGATTTCTCCAACGCTTCGAGCATCGCTTTTTTAAGTGTTGAATTTTGTTGATTCATTGCTTGTGTTTTAAAGAAAACGAAGGGGGTCGTCACCAATGCCCCCTTCTCTGATAAGGTTTATCCAAATAGAAAGAACGTTCGGTGACTTATAGATTTTCTTTAGTTGCTTTCTTACCGGTGAAGTCCTCCCATCGCTTTACGATGACATCGCAATACTTCGGGTCAAGTTCCATCCCGTAACATTTGCGGTTTGTTTTCTCTGCTGCGATGAGTGTCGACCCTGAACCGAGAAATAAATCAACAATATTTTTTTTTGTCGGCATCAAATCATTAAATATTTCCACAAATAAAGTCACGGGTTTTTGCGTCGGGTGAACTCTTGTTTTCAACTCGTCTTTATGATTTCCAGAACGCATACTACCCGCCCATATATGCTTGTAAATCCTCAGCGGCGTTTTTAAATCCGTCCATGCCATTTCTCCATCCGAAAAGGTTAATGATGACTCTATCTTTTGCCATATGACCCATGAGTTAGTTTCCTCTAAATCATGACAATAATAGTTTGCTCCCCATAAAAACAAATTGCAATTAAAATTTCTTCTAATTATAGAAATATCAAAACGAGCATCATCTCCAATTATTTCCCGATATTTTCCGCTTTTTGCGTATTTGCCACCTGATCCAATTCCTCCATTTTTTACAACGGATATACCATAGGGTGGGTCAGTAAATACAATCTCCGCCTTTTCTCCGTTCATTAGCTTCTCCACGTCCTCCGCCTTCGTAGAGTCCCCACAAAACAAACGATGGTCTCCCAAGATATAGAGGTCTCCGAGTTTGGTCTTCGCTTCTTCGGGTACTTCGGGTACATCGTCGGGGTCGGTGAGTCCTTCCGTCTCTTCGGGTTCTCCCGTCCAGACATCAAGACCCCATTCATTCAGCTCTTCCGCATCCCATTCGTTTGCGAGGATATCGAAGTCGTTCTCTCCTGAGCTTACATTGTCCTTGATGATGAACTCTCGGTCTTTGGTCTCTCCCCATGTTGCCATGTAGACGGGTGCTTCTTTTAGTCCTGCGGCTTTGCACGCTTTAAACCTCATATTACCACCGATCACAACCATCTCCGGATTGACGACGATAGGACGGGCTTCGAGCATCTCTGGAAACTCCTCAATACTCTTCACGAGCTTTTGGAATTTCTCGTCTTTAATTATCCGAGGGTTCGTCGGATTCGCTCTCAGCGTCGAGAGTTTCATTAGCTTGGTTGAGGACGGCTTCAAGGAGGTATCTGAATTCTTCATTATGTACGGCCATTGTTAGGAGAAGCGTCGCGGGATCATCTCCGGCATGGAGACGCAGTACCTGCGAGTTATCGGTTATCAGGATAAAGTTCTTTGCGTGTAGTAGTGCTTTGCGTGCTGCTCTCATAGTCTGAAATTGATTGAAATATACGATGTGCTACTTGAGGCACTATAGCGTTTCCATATGCTTTGATAGATTCCCTTCTCCATTTTGGAAAGGTAATGCCGTCCAGTTCTTGGGGAAGCCCATCATCTCCTCCACAAATAGGGGCGACAGTTGGGAAGTTTTCCCACCTATCTTGAATTGTGTCGCCACTTCGTCCGAGAGGTTTCCTTTCCCTCTGTCGATTGATGCATTTGCCCTTTCCGCTTGTGCTGTCGGTGTTGGGAGCATTCCGTAAATCTGTGTTGCTAAATTGGGAACGGTCGTTCCGTTGTCGTACTTCTCCATTCGTGTCTTGAACTTGTTCATGTCCATCACTTCTTCTCGTGTTGTCGGAGTAAGCAACAATCCAAACTCGGTCGCGTCTGTGGGGTGCGCCTGTGGCACAAGCTGGAATAATAAACGACTGGACGGAGTACCCAAGATTTTCCAAGTCAGAGTAACACGTTTCGAGTACCAATCCGTTCGACCAACTAACAAGCCCGCGAACGTTCTCGCCCACGACCCAACGGGGTTGACACTCTCCGATAACTCTAAGCATCTCCGGCCACAAGTGGCGGTCGTCCTCTGTTCCTTTTCGAAGTCCTGCCGTGCTGAATGGTTGACATGGGAAACCTCCGCTGAGAACATCAATTCGTCCTCGATACTGAGTTGCTTTGAAGTCTTTGATGTCTTCATATTGTTTGGCATTGGGAAAATGGTGCTTGAGGACTTTACGCGGAAACTCCTCCCATTCGCAATTGAAGACGTTGTTCCATCCAGTCCATTCTGCTGCGAGGTCAAAACCTCCGATTCCTGAAAAAAGAGATGCATGGTTCATCCTTTAAAATGTGTTATCCGTCCTTCTACATCTCTTGCGACGTTCTCTAGACGGTCTCTATCGTACCAAGTTAGATTGTTTTCTCGCTTTACTAGGTGTTCTTCTCTGCCTCTTTTCATCATGAAGAACTCCTCCTTCTTTTCTTGCTTTAAGAACTCACGGATATTGTCCGCTATCTCTTTCCGTTCTGCTTGGGTATAGCTCATTGCTCTTTGGCTGTGATATAATCAGCCCACATTTTAGCACATAC